TTTGCTGCATTGCAAGTGCAGTCATGTAATGTGACATCGTTTTACCCTTTTCATTTGGGCAGGGCTTGTATATTCTGACCCTGCATTGTTGTTGGCTCTTTCAATGTAACCCAGTCCTATCGCCCTTGCAAGAAATTGCAGGGGCGTTTCTGTTACCACTTCGAGCAAGTGACTTCTGTCAACAGGCATGGATCTCCGTAAGTTTTGACAACCTTTAGATCGTACACCTGGGCATCATCCTCGAACACCACGCCCGAAAAGCTATCCATTACAATCTTGGCAATGTTATCGATGTCAGGCTTGCCGGGTAATATCTCATAAGCCGCAGCAGCCGCCTTCTTTGTTTTCGTCCAGCTTTTCGGAATTTCAAATTGGGCCTTGATAACCATATGACATGGCATTGTTGTCGGCTCTAACTGGCGCAGCATCATGTAATTTGATGCAGTACCGGCCAGACGATGCTCATATCTGCGCGTTTTCTCTGGCGTGTAAACTCTGCCCGTGCGAGTAAACCTGGGCCGACCTTTGCCGATCGGTTGACCTGGTAGCCATATATATGTCGTAGTCATATGCGATTGAGCCACGTTTCAATGTCAGTCTGATCGGTGTCATCCTCGATCACGACGCCGACATCATCAAGGATCGCCTCCAGGCTTACAGATTGGTTCAATCCCTCTGATATCAGCTCAGAAGCTAACCGGCTTTGCGATATCCCCTGCGACTGCGAAGCGCTATCTAATCGGGCTTTGACCCCGGCAGGCAATCGAACAACGAGCGCCTTCTTGGCCTCTTCTTTGGTTTGATATTTCAACTTTCTTTCCTTTTCTTTCAATCGGTTATCAGATACTTTAAAAAAAGTTTGATTTACCCCTTGACTGTTATTGTGATATCACCTTATCTATTAGGAGTAAGTTAATCAAGAGAGGAATCGGAAATGGCTATTGAATTTATCGGAGCGAAAAACGGCGGGATCATGGCTGTTGTAAACGGCAATGACTGCTTCTGTGAGAACGAGCACTTCTTGGCTTTCTTCATGGTCAACCACGAATATAAAAATGCTTACTTCTTGAGTAGCATGGACTTTGCCAGCGAAGAGGGCTTCGCCAATGACGGTGACGCAAAAGCAATGTTCAATCAGGCGGAAGCTATCGCCAACAAAATCAAAGAGGAGGCCGCATAATGGCTAAGATTCAGAAAGACGCCGCAATGTTTGACTTGTTCGACAATGGCGACAACAGCCAGCCCGGTGAGCGGCAGACTGACATCGAGGATATCATCGCTGAGAAAAGCTTGGCTGACAGCTGGGATGCTTTGCGGGAGTTTGCTTACGAAGATAGTTTGTTGGCACGGATCAAAGCCAACGACGAGGCTAGGCAGCAAGCCTGGATCGATGCGGCGAAAGCCGGTCAAGTAATGCGGATTTGTTAGGAGGAAAGAAAATGGCTAAGGTCAAGAAATTTGGTCCTGGTAAGTATGGATACACTCAATGGATCATCGAGTATTTTCCAGAAGAAAAGATCTGGTTAATGTTCCCTCCCGGTCAAAGCGGCGCGACCGATGCGGCTCAGACCTTGCGTGGCGCGAAAGCAATGATCGACCAGTGGGAGTTTACTGGTTGGTTTCCCGCCAGTGAGACTCACATCAAAGTCGGTCAAGATCAGATATTCAAGGTATAGGAGAAAAGAAAATGGAAAAGCAGATACAAGAATTGATCGACTATATTAAAGCTGATTATGCAGGCTGGAGAATGTGGACTGACGATGACATAAAGGAAAAGATGATCGACAGTTTCAACAGCGGCTTGGGTTTTAAGGTTGGCAAAAAATACATCAAGATCATGAAAGCGAATGGAGGCACTCCAATGTCTTCCGTTTGGGGCTTCATTGTTAATGTTGATGATGATCCCAAGTTCAAGAAGGGTGACATCCTTTACCCTGCCGGTTGGGGAACGCCAACACGGAACCGGGCGCGGGGCAACATCATCGAGGGTAACTTCAAAGGTGTTACATGGACCGGCCCAGCCTACTTGATTTGATTTTGCAGTGCGCCTTCGGGCGCATCACTAAGTCAAAAGGAAACAGCGTGATGGAACCCAAATTTAAAAAAACCAAACGCAAGGGCGATCTGCGACATCCTTGGGAATATCAAGGCTGGCTTATACATAGCTCAAAACCCGGTATGTATAATATGGTAAACTGGTTCGCTAATAAAAACGATCATAAAACGATAGTCGCCAGCAGCCTAAAAAGCTTGTGTTTAGAGATTGATAAAGGAGTAAACAATGGCAGTTAATTATACAAACATGGTCGAGCGTATGTCCGATGCACCCAAGCACTTAGATACCTACTTTGAAAAAATGTTCAACAAACACGGTGAGCCATATTACCGGGCGGAGTTTAAAAACGGCGCCGATTTAGAACAGTTTTTCATTGAAAAGTTGATGAACGTCACCGGCTTTAGCAGCAAAGTCATCGGAAATGTTTTGTTAGTCTTTAATAAAAATCACAATTGAGGAGTGTAATTATGAACGATTGGAAAGAGTGGGTCAAAGATACTGTCGGAGTGGTGAGCTTGTTTCTAACCTTCTACCTTTTATTTTTCTTTGCGGGGGTTTTGTAATGTCTAACATGAGGAAGCTTTCAGAAGCCTGCCGCAAATGTGGAGCCGCGCCGCAAGAATATTGCAAACATTGTTCCAGTAAGAAGCCAGAAGGGGACAAGTGATGGGCAAGGTGAAAGACATATTCCAAGACCAGCGCGAAAAGGCTTCTAAGGTATGCCCGGAATGCGATGGGGATGGCAAGATGATCGAGATCACTTACAAAGTGCAAAGTTTTAGCCGTGACATCGGGGAACCATACGAAGATCCTATTGATTGTGAAACGTGCCAGGGAGAGGGCGCAGTATTTGAGGAGCAAGACGATGAAGATCTATGAAGTGAACACCAAAAAGATGCACCACCGCGCGGCAGGAGATACCGAAGTCGCGGCGGCGCACCAGGTGGCCGCAAAGGTCACAGGCAGGCGGTTGGACACCCTGCGCGCGCTATCGACCCTGGGAGGAGGGTCAGGGGAGCAGATAAGCGCCTCTCTGCGGCTACCTATTACTAGCATAAGACCGCGCCTGACGGAACTGCAAGAAATGGAATTGATCGAAGACACCGGGCGGCGTCATAAAAACCAATACGGCAACGGCGAGATCATTTGGACCGTCACAAAATCAGGAGGACGATATGTATATTAAATTTGAAGAGATCCGCGACATGGCCGATAGAATTAGGCTATTGACCGGCGACGATCAAGACAGCTTTCTTGACACGCTCGATGGTGAGACAGATGCAATGGACATTTTGGGCAAGCTTATCCAAGAGCGCACCGAATGCTCAATCTACGAAGGGTCAGTGAAAGAGTTGGCGGCGACATACACCGCCAGAGCAAAGCGTTTGTCAGCCAAACAGGACGCGATCTCGATCACGATCGGTCACTTGCTCGATGCAATGGGGCAGACTAAGATCCAGCACCCTCTGGCAACAGTCAGCCGCACCAAGCCGCGCAAGAAAGTTGTGGTCGTAGATCAGCACGACATTCCAAGCCAATTAACAACAGTCACAGTCAGGCCAGACATGACTGCAATCAAGAAACAGATGGACGCAGGGGAGCTTGTGCCAGGTTGCGAATATCAGATGGGCAATCCATCAGTTACAGTGAGGATCAAATGAGCGAACTACAAAAAGCAATGGCCGAGGTGAACGATCTCAATCGCACGCACGGCGTGACGCAGCGCGGCGGCAAGAAATATACAGAGGTTTTTGTGCGCGTCGAAGCATTCCGCAAAGCATTCGGCACAGATCACGGGATCAACACCGAGATCCTGATGGATGATGGCAAGCGAGTTGTTATCAAAGCAGCGATCACCAACAGCGCCGGGATGATTGTTGGATCTGGCATGGCCGAGGAGATCAGAGGACAGGGTAACGTCAACAAAACAAGCGCTCTGGAGAACGCAGAGACAAGCGCCATAGGCCGCGCTTTGGCATCCATTGGCTTGCACGGCGGGACATACGCCAGCCTTAACGAGATCGATGCTGTACCGCGTAAGGCCGCAGCGCAAAAGCAGCAGGCTCAATCTACGCAGCCGCCATCAGCACCACCAGCCGGGGATATGCTCACACTGAAGAACCACATTGGAGACGATAAAGGATCGTGGGACGCGCAAAAGTTTACCGCCGATCTCATTAATCTAATCGCAGTATATACCAAACTGGAAGTCAAAGATGGAGTTGCAATCCCTCCACGGGAACGCATGACAATGCTGCGCGAACTGATTGAGCAAAACCAACAGTCAATCGACAAGCTATCGGACGGGTTCAAAGAAGAGATCGACAAGCGATACAAGAATTGCCTCAAGATCTTGGGCGCACAGAAAGGAAAAGAATGATGGAGACCTGGAAGCAAATGAGGTCACGCCAGAAACGGGAGTTGATTGGCGTGGTCGAGGATCTGGCTGGGCAAGTAACGCAGATGAAAGCAGCGGAGAAGCTGAGTATGTCTCAAGCTTTACTCAGCGCGTTCTGCCGCAAGAACAATATAACCTGGGAGATGGACGGAAGGAAAAAGAAATG